TTTGCCATAACCAGTATCATCACGACCAAGATATTTATTATTGTTGTCAACATATTTTGTTCTATGTGGGTTGTGATCTTTGCCCTCTTGTTCAATCAAAATATCTGGGTTGCAATCATCTTGTGCTTTAAGTTCATCACGATACAAAGCATAGCCATAACTATTATCACTTGAATATGAATTGCTATCACTACCCTCAAAAGCACCATTTAAACGAAAGTCAAAATGTTCTTCAATATTTTGTTCTTTCATTATTGGATTGTTGTCATAATCTCTATCTTCTACTTGACCTAAATAATGAAAATGAAAACAACTATCTTTAGCAATAGTGCTAACATTTTCAAATTTGTTTTGTAGATGATATGCCATTTTGACATCTTCTGGTGTATAATGTTTTCTGACAATAGTTTCTGCTAAATTCCACGCATTGTCATTTAACTCAATTTGATCTGCTTTGAGTTCATCATACTTTGTTTTTTCTTGTGTTGGTTCTTGTTCCAAGTGTACTCTCATTCTATTTGCGATCTTATTTCGGTACTCTTGGTTCAGTCTTATTCTACTCATTTTTGCCTTTCTGTTTGTTTGCATAATTATTTTTATATAACACTTGACAATACTTGTCAATAGGATTATATTGGATTAATTAAATTAGTATTAAAAGTGCTTAATTGTACTACACTCGAGTTCTAATTTAATGGGACAACTTCTGGTTGTGAAGTACTTTAAGCTTGCTTCAAATTACCAACGGCCAGAACTGATCCCTGATCCAATGGCAGACGGCCTCTTAACTTTCGAAACATCCATTGGATCTGGGATCAGATGTTGTAGCTGTGGGAATTGACCCACTATAGCTCAGGTCGCGATGCTATTAGCATGGGTAATCCGAAAGGCCTTGTGGAAAACCCTGCCTGCGCAGGACAACAACTGATCCCTGATCCCGCTAGTCAGGCCTTGACAACAGTGAACTGTGGGATCTGGGATCAGTGATCTTAGTGGACAAGTTCCTGACAAGATCTATTAGTGCCCAGTTATTGCAATCTCTGTGGTGTGAAGAGATCTGATCACTGATCCCGGCCAAAGGCTCAAGCAGCGAGCAACGAGCTTGACAGCTGGTCAGGGATAGTGTAGGATGAATTTAGAAAGGAAAAATTATGAATAAATATACACTAGCACAAATAATGGAAGCGTGGGATGCTGCATACGGAGAAGATATGCACGCCGAATATCCGGGTTTCCTTCAACGACTACAAGAAGAGAATAGTGAAGTTCTTACAAATGAAAAGAATTAAACACAACGACTTGACACATTACTTTCTGCGGGACCATGCAGAGCTCCCGCCGGCGTATCTGGCCAGCTGTGAGAAGTTCTTCAAAGAACTAGGAAAAAAAAGAAATAAGTTCCAAGCTTCAAGCAGCAATGCAACAAGACACAATTTATTTACAGAGATTGAAGCCGCAAGCAGCAAGCAAGAATTGACAAGCAAGCAAGAATTGACAAGCAAGCAGAGCTGTGGTACTAATAGGATAATAAAGGAGAATAAAAAATGACACAAAAAGAAGAAAAAAATAAAACAATTAAAATAACAGTACAAGGTGGCGTTGTGGTAGATGTTGAAAATATACCTGATGGCTACGAAGTACAGATAGTTGATAAAGATGAAAACAAGTGAAGCATGGAAACTGGTTGGCGGGCTGTCGAAGCCTGGCAAGATGCCCGGCTGGTCAATTGGTATACCTGCAAAAGAATGCAAGACTGGCGCCAAGCTCCAGCAGGTCCCTGGCTCAGTCTGTTATGATTGTTACGCAATGAAGGGCTGTTACGTATTCAAGGTTGTCCAGGATGCACAGTACCGGAGACTGAAAGCCATCAAGGACCCGCAATGGGTCACCGCAATGGTTCACCTGATCAACAGCAAGAAGCCGGACGTGTTCCGCTGGCATGACTCAGGAGATGTACAGGATTTGGACCATTTAAATAAAATCTTTTCTGTCTGTAAGCTCACCCCGGGCAGGCGTCACTGGATGCCCATCCGGGAAGCATGGATCAAGGACCATCTCGACAGGTGCCCCAGCAACCTGGTCATCAGGTTTAGCGCGCCCATGGTGGACCAGGCAGCACCTGCCAGCTGGCCTAATACTAGCACCGTGGTGACAGCTCATGCTACATGCCCGGCGCCTCATCAAGGCAACCAGTGCAAAGATTGCAGAAATTGCTGGAATTCTGAAATTAAAAATATATCATACGGCCAGCACTAGTGACCTTCGTTATAAGACATCCTAAATACTACTCAGAGTTAAGAAAAATATACAAGCAAGCAGAGAAGCTCAAGCAACGAGCGAGCAACGATCAACAAGCGAGCAAAGTCTCGAGCACCGTGGACCATGAATCTTGGACCCTGGAACAAGTATCAAGCACCCTTGACCAAGGTGCTTGGCTAAGATGAAAGTATTCTTGGGATGACGTGTATGGAAGGCAATTTGATGTGGTGAAAATCGGATTTTATTACTCTTGACTACTTTTAATTCTACTGTGAAAAAGGTGCCAGAATCATTATAGCCCAATAGATCAGGCACACCAACGCCAGCGAAATTTTCAATCCTTGTCCACTTAATTTGAGGACAATTCTTTTTAACTTCATGCCAAAGTTTGCGTTCGGGAGCCATCTCATTTCAAAGTAATCATAGCTTCTTAATTACCTTACCCGGAGAGGCAACTTCAGGTACAATTCTAACAACAATCCGATGAGTTTCACGGGCTCCAATGATTTTATTTTCTGCTAGAAACAAAGACTCTATGTCCCACATTCTACCATCGGGAGTTTTAATAGAAACCCTAGCCTCTTTAGCTACAGTACTTTTATCATTAAATTTTTTAATAATCTTTTCTACTTCTTGGGATTTTAACATACGTTGTTTTTAGTTATTCTGTCTATATAATCATTAACTTCATTGGCAAGTCTTTTGTTATCATTTTCCAATTCTTTAATACGTGCACCGGCCTGTCTACATTTTTCCTGCAGGAATTCTTTTTGCTTTTGTAAAGCTTTCATCTCAGGAGAGTTCACTCCTACCGCTTTAACTAAAGATGTTTCTAGTTCAGCTTCTTGTGCTTTCTTTTTCCAATATTCTATTTGTGCTTCCAAATCGTTAGGCCCTTTCTCATTTATCATATTGACTTGTACTTGGATTTACTGTAAAAGTCAAGCTTGGTCTTGTTTGGATGGACTCCACCACATGAAGTTCAAACAAGGCCTTCAAAAATAACTATCATGGGACTACCAAAAAAACTCACCGATATACAAAAAAGATTTTCTGAATTGTACGTATACAATGAAGGTAGAAAGACTCCTTATGAGTGTGCTGTTGAGGCAGGCTATGCTGAAGATTCAGCTAGAGTGAGAGCCAGTGAATTGAGAAACCCAAAAAGATATCCTCTTGTGGTAAAGTATATCGGAGAACTAAGAGAAGAAGTACAACAAAAATATGAAGTCACATTCGAAAAACATATTAAAGAACTTGCAAGACTTAGAGAAGAAGCTCTTAAAAAAGGCAGCTTCTCATCAGCTGTTAACGCAGAAGTCTCTAGAGGAAAAGCTGCAGGTCTTTACATTGAACAAAAAATTATTAAAACTGGTAAACTGGAAGATATGAGTGAACAGGAATTAGAACAACGAATGAAAGAAATTGTGGACCAATACAGTCCGATCTTAGACGCGAAACCTATTGAACAACTTAAGAAAGAAGTTAAAGCAAGTCCTGCAAAACTCCCAGAGCCACTCCCCGAAACTCAATATGAGGATAAAGACAACGTAGAAGAGAAAGATCAAGAAGAAAAAAGCGATGGTAATGTGAGCGAGAAAGTTACCCATTAAATTTTAGTAATTTTTCTAATCCACTGTCTTGGTATCATAGTTCTATCCCCAAAACTAAAACTGCCATCATCTTCTTTATCGAAGGACGCAAACAACTTTACAGATTTTTTATCTTTAGAAAATAACCAACCTTCATTGATTGGTCTTGCAAGTCTCATCTTATCAAATTCTCTATCATT